TGACGTAAATAAAACAAAGCGTAAATATGATGTTCGCTAAGAAGAGTACTCCGGCAGCAGTTGTGCCGGAACTGTCGTCGTCAACCACCCCCCTTTCCTGCTGGAAGGCTTTCACGCGTAAACAACGCACTACACCGAAACGTAGTTTTGGTGCTGCTGACGTTGAATATCGCGGCGGTAAAGTAAGATTATTACAGAAAGTCAAAGATTGTGTGTATAAACAGTGGAATGGCACCGATCTTAGGAAGCGCAGTAAGTATGCGGCCAGCAGACGGCAAACACCCCCCATGGACTTTAGGAAGATGTTACACCATAACATCAAGGACATCAACAAAATTCCTATGGCTTCCAACCACACGCACCCATCAGCCGCTTCGCTACGCACAACCGTGGCAGTCAAGCTAGAGCAGATTATTGTCGCCGCTGGTTTAAAACCCTACAGCGTTTCAATGTCCCATCGCGACAAATATGATGGATGCCGCTATTTCTTCATGCAGAAGGATCTTGATAAAACATTCCGAGACGATGTCGTCACAGATCAACATGTGCTCATGATGATTGATGTAGATTATTACTGTGACATCAACCAATATCTACAACTTGGCAACCCCATAATGTTGTACACATTTGTACCAACTGAGGCGGGAGGCAAGGCATTGGACGCTAGCTATACTATCGACAACAATGTTGTCACTTATAGCGTGCAAGGCGGAGCCACCTACCATCACGAACTATGGGATTACCAAGGCGACAATGTGTCTGTAAAAGACAAGTATGGAAACACCATTGTCTACGTCATAGAGCAACACGTTTTGGAAGAAGATCCGAATCGTCGCATTGTCGGGTTTTATCCAATTGCTACATATCCTCGCTACACAATACCGTTTGAGATTAAGCGAGGTGTACAACGCTTAAAACCCACATATGGAGGCGTAAACTGCATCAAGAATATCACCAGTAGCGTGGTTTCGGTTTCTGTAGTTGGTTCCACTAACGCGGTAACAATCCCACAGTCAATATACGACGCACTCGTCGTGAGACGTGGAGAGAGTAAGAACCCTGTTATCGCAGATGTGGAACGCATATTAAATGCAGAGGGAATCGAAAAGGCCTTTCTTAAGGCCCCCATACTGTTCAAGCTACTGAGCGGAGAAATCGGTGGTTGTGGGACCATAACATCCACAACAGCAATTGGACAGGCACGGAACTTTCAAACATTGTTCCCCCTAGTCCATGAAGATGGAAAACCCGTGGGCCGTAGTGTAGCCCCACCCTTGGTTACTGAGCCAGCATTCGTTCCAGCGAAGTCGTACAATAACGATGTTGCAACGATAACTGGCAGAATTGATAAGATCAGGAATGATAAGATCGCCCCTGCTGATTGGAAGACCTACGATACGGAACTAGCAGAATTCATTGTTCCGAAAGAACTCGCCGCAACTGGCACTCCCTACACATATGAACACGTGATGGAGTTACAGAACAAACCTGCGCAACGAGGTCGTAGCGAGCAGATAAAATCTACTGTTGCGTTAGAGTGTGTCAATAAGGTCAAGGCTTTTATTAAGGCCGAGCCTTATGGATCCATCACTGACCCTCGAAACATTAGCACAGTTGACCCCTCACACCAGTTAAGCTACAGTTGCTTCACTCTTCCGTTCAAAGAGGACTGCCTTAAAGGTAAGCCATGGTTCGCATCGTCAATGTCACCGACGGAGCTGACGAACCGTGTGCGTGAGGTTTGCCAGTATCAACATGGCGTCATAGTCTCGGATTATTCCAGGCTTGATGGCCATATATCAGCAAGCGATAAGCAATTCAAGGAACATGTTTACCAACGGTGGAATGGATATTCACATCGTGCCGCATTGTCCAAAATCTTAGCGGCCGACCGTAACCCAAAGGGGGTTACAGCGCAGGGTCACAAGTATGACCCGGGATTCTCACAATTGAGCGGATCACCAGGAACTACCAACGATAACAACCTGGTCACGCTTCGACATGATTACATTGCACTTAGATTACTCGGCAATGAACCTGAGCTGGCATGGCAATTGGTCAATCAATGGGTGCTAGGCGCATCTGATGACCGTATACGAGCTAATTTGCCAGGCCTAGCAGAAATGCTTGAGCAGGTAGCTTCAAAACTTGGGCACGAACTCAAATCTGTGGTCTTACAGCCACTACAAGGTAGCCCAGTACCTTTCCTTGGACGCATATATGCAAGTCCTTCAACGCATCTGGATTCAGTGCAGGATCCGGAGAGAACGTTGGCAAAGCTCCACTTGACTATGTCACCTGACACAGTTTCTTCCAAACAAGCCTTGTTTAATAGGGCATTTGGGTACTATGTCACTGATAAGAACACGCCAATAATTGGTGTGTGGTGTGCCAAAGTCATGGAGCTCTTGCGTAAGGAAGGGTTTGAATGGCACCGCTCAACGAACGAAGAAGATTTTCGTGTTCGTGCAGGCCCGTACCCACAAGATAACGTGGAATTATTACGGAATCTGATGAGCTTATTGTTGAACCTCACTGCAGATGAAATAGATCAGATCGAGAGTGCTATTAAAGCCGCCACGACCGTCGAATCCCTTCCAGAGGGTATCATCGATAATGGCTTTACTATAAGACACCGGATCCAGGCTGCAGTTGGCCATGAAATTCTTGGCCCCATGCCTCCAGTTTCAACAGAGACAACAAAATGCCCCTCAGTGCCGATAATTTCAGAGATTTGTGCAAATCAAGAGACGATTGGGTCGGACGAGTCGAGTCACATCTCCGACAGTCCCTCACCGCCGCCTGTGATCGCCACAAGCACTTCACAGCCCACGGCGGCTACACCACCAGTCTTGACCACGCCAAAATCGAGCGATCAATCAAGACCATCGTCACTACCCTTGCCGCAAACAAAGCACCGTGCAGAAAAGTCGAACCTCCGCAAAGTACATAGGCTTGAAGAGTGTAGAGATCCAGCCGCCTGTCGTATTCACAAACGTAGACATGGCGCCCTCAAGAAAACAACAACCCAAGCCCCAAAGAAAACCCAGCGCTAGTAAGCGCCAGAAACAGAGTAGAAGCGTACCATCTACTCGGAGTTTAGTACATCCTCAGGGATTTGCTCAACCCCAAATTGCCATGCAAACTGGTCGTCCTCAATTCATCAGCCAGAAAGATCGTATTATTGTGTCCAATACAGAAATTGCTTTGGAACTCAACGGCACAGCTGCCGCCGGACTTATCCCAGCTGGTGGTGGTATACGTGTATTCCGTTTTCAAAACGTCTCTACAGGCGTTTTCATGGATAATACGCGGTGGTTAACAAAACTTGCCAAGGCGTATGATAAGTTTCGGATTAACAAGCTCAATCTACGCTGGGTCACCTCTATTCCATTTACGTATGGTGGCCAAGTTGCTCTACGTTGGGATTCTGATCCCAGCAAGATCACACCAGACGCTGACTTACTATCAGTGTCCGGTGATATGAGAGCAATGGCAACAGCCGTGTATAATTCCATTGAAAATCGAGTAATGAAAGATCAACTTAACCGTTTACCACAATACGAAACATTCCCAGCCGCTGGTGATACCGGTATAGCCACCGTTGGTTCCATTAATGTCGCGCATTCACCAATCACTTTGCCGACGGCTCATGATGGAGAAGTCAATCTTGGATACGTATGGATGGACTATGAGGTCGAATTTTACAATCCCAGTGCAGCTACTGCATAGCAATCATACACCCCGATATATCTACAAAGATATCCTTTCTATAATCAAGTACCAGACCATATTACTTGTGCTCTATTCGGAACTAATTTAACCATGCCTTTCACTGTGGAACTCAAGGGATGGTTACAAGTTGCCAATTGTCTAGAATGTCCTGAGACATTCATTCTACCACCTGGGCAACTTATACGTTTTGAATATAATGATCCAACTGAGCAACATTATTATAGAATTGTAGCAATTTATGAGGAACATGAAGTTAACTACGTTCTTTCGCGTAACTTTTCAGCTTATACGAATACTCTTGATGGTTCTCAACACATAAGTTGCATCACTGGGGGACTGATCTTTGGAGATGTTCTCAACGTGATGGGATATATTGAGGGTACTTAACTTCGGTAATGGTATTCTCCTACTACTGTCTGACGTGTGGTAATCGCACTTATTACCCAATTTGAAATGTGCAACCGCTCACAGCATGTACTGTGTTAATTCCACAAAATTTCGG